AGCGGAGGGAGTCAGATCAAACAGGGAAGGGGGTTCGCGCGGGGGGCTGTATTCCCAGTTGGGCAATCAACTGTTGCTGTTGCGACACTGGCATATCCCGCAGCTGATCGAGCAGCAGGGTTTCCAATGTGCGAACTGGCGCAGTTAGCGAGTGCGAAAACGTCAGGTGTGCTACCCAGCTGTGATTGCATTCTGGGTTCAGACACAGGCAATACAGCTTGGAAAACTGTTTCGTCTGTTCCCTGGTAGTTCGGATTTTTCCTTTGCTATTGCAGACCGTGCAGTAGACGCGCATGTACCCCTCCGTAATCCTTTTTTTGCATGGCATCATTTTGCCACGTTTGGTAGTTTTTTGCCCCCGAAAACATGGTGTTTTATCCAGTGTTTCCGGTTGCCTCAGGGAGCTTGCGCCAGCTGAATCGCCGGTCTTCTCGCAATGCCTCGTTGGCTTTATTGAATAGCTGGCAGATGGGCCGGATCTCGTTGCTGGTGTACACACGGTCGATTTTCTCGATGTCTCCGAACCCGCCCGAATTCTCAGGGATTATCCCCGCAAGGGCTGGGTTCATGCGCCACGCCGCGATGATGTCGTTGCGGGTAATGTTTTTGACCTTCTCCAGCTCATCCTTGGCCTGGAAATCCCCCACGGGAATGATCTGAATGGCCTTCTCCGCACCGCCTGGGATGTTGACGAACATGCTGCGGAAGTTACCAACGCCCTTGCTTGCTGCCATCTGGGAGCGCAGCTCGTCCTCGTCATCCTCGGTTAGGTTGGGGTCATTGGTGTAGAAGATGTAGCCGGCGTGGGCGCCGTTGTTGTAGTAGCGCCGGCGGAACAATGTAGCGGCCTCGTTGAGCAGCAGCGCCTGGATGCCGCCGAGGTATTCCGGGACCCCGTACACGTTCTGTTCCACGTCATAGTTGAAGATGTGCACGATCTCGTGTGCTTCGAAGGCCTCCTCTTTGCCGTCATCGAGCAGGCGCACAAACCCACCGTCCAGCCGCACGCGCATGTTGATTGCTGGCATGTGCTGCAGCTCCAGGATGTGCCCGAACATATTGGGCACCCCGTAGAAATAGGCCTCGCCAAAAACCATGAAATCCAGAGCAGCGTGGCTCATGGTGGTTTCCGACATGCCGGAGGACGGGATTAGCTCACGCAGCAGCAGGTTGCGCTTGAACCCTGGAATGGCGCCGTGGTGCGCGTTTGCCCTGAGCAGCTTGGCCAGCCCGATACGGGACACTGGAGGCGTGTACAGACGACCGTCGTGACTGGCGGTTACGCCCATGTAGTGGCCGAGGCTGTCCTGCAGCACCGGCTCGGGCGCGCCGAACGTGAACATCCGCATGGACTGCTTCGGAACGGCTGGCTGCTGAGGATTTGGCTTTGTCAGACGGCGATTTTTGCGCTTGGGCATTCTGAGAGGATCCGGTAAGTGTGTATCTGCTGCGTCGACGGCTGCCGACATTCAGTGGTTCGTAGTGCAGCGCGTGCATGATCGACCAGGCGACGTCTGCATGGCCGTTCGCCTCGGTTCTGGAAGCGCTGTAGGTGACTTGGCCGCTGCCTGTGGTGCCGCGCTTGATGCTCAGGAAGGCCTGCGAGATGTCGTTTGAGCCGGCGTCCCATTCAATCCGGCCTTTCTGGATCGTGTCCTGGGCCTTGAGGACCAAAATGTTCTTGGTTTCCAGGCTGTAGTGGATCGACATGACGCGGGGGAAGAACACCCGCACCAGGTCAAATACGCCGTAGCCGATGCCGGTGGTGTCGATGCCGATGTGCTGGACGTTGAACCGACCGACGAGCTTCTCGATCTGCTCGGCCTGGTAAGTGAACGACTGCCCGCGCCAAGAGTGCTTTTCGAGGATGCGGAATTTGCCGCCTTGTTCCAAGGGCGGTGCGACCACCACGCAGCTGGCGTCGTCGCGCGTGCGGCTTGGGTCGTATCCGATCCATACCGGACTGTTGCCGAAGGGGCGCTCGGCCTCGGGATCGTAGTCAGTCCACAGCGACTGGTCGGAGTAGCACTTTTCCAGGTCTTTAAGCGCGAACGCGCCCTGGGTGCTGTCGATAAACTTGCACATGAACAGCTGATCGAACGAATCATCGTCGTACTCCAGCTGCAGTTGCTCCAGGTTGAACAGGGCGCAGCCGCCCGCGATGGCGTCCAGGATGGTGATCGTCTTGCGCCATTGCCCGTCCGGGCAGAGTGCGCCTGCCTGAAAAGCCTTGTCAGTGGGCCATTCCTTGCCAGCGGCAGCTTTCTTCTGCCTCTTGCTATTGCGGAACGACTCGCCGGTCCAAAATGGATAAGCCGGATGGGAGACCGCACTGGGCGTGCTGAAATACGTTTTGCGCCACTTGTGATGGGTGGCCATGGCCGACGCCACCTTGTTCAATTTCTGGAAGTCCCTGATCCAGAAATATTCATCGACGTAGACGTGGCCGCTGTAGCCTTGGGCGCTGCTGCTGTTGGTGCTCATGAACTGCAGCTTTGCGCCGTTGCTTAGGATGATCGGGTCGCCGGTCAGCTCGATGTCGAACCATTCCTTTGCAAAGCCGATGATGTAACTGCGGAAGATCTCCGACTGAGCGCGGCTGGCAGACAGGAACACCTGGTTGTCGCCGGTCAGCACCGCGTCCATAAACGCTTCGCCGGCGAAGTAGTAGGTCAAACCAACCTGGCGCGACTTGAGAATGTTGCGGATCCGCGCGGTCAGAGGGTTCAGCTTGGCCGCAAACAGTTCTTTCTGATAGCCGAATAGCTTGGACGTGAACTTGTCCAGGAAATCTACTTCGGTCAGATGGTCGATGTCGTTTTTGGCCTTCTTCTCCCGCTTTTTCCCATCCCGCTCACGGCGCGGCTTCTGCTTTCCCTCGCGGCGCTGGCCATCTTCGGCCTGATCGCTGCCGCCCTCCGGAATTGCCGCCGGCACTGACTTGGCCGATTGCTTCTGCAGGCGCTCTCGGAAGGTGATGAGCCGCTCCAGTTCGTTCAGCTCATCCTTGGACAGGGCGCCGACGTTCTCCAGGAGCAAGGTGATTCGCCGGCTGCATGCAGTCAGCGGCTCCTCATCTGTGAGCATGTCGTCCCAATTACCCTGCCGGATCCAGTAGTAAACGATACGGACGTGAGGCAAGCCGAGTTGCGCCTGAATTTCCTTGGCCTTGTAGCGGCGCAGAAACAGGCGTTTAGCGGCTTCTTTTACTTCGGTTGAATAGTGCATTGCCGCAGTCTATGCGGCGAAAAATCGGAAAACGTGATGAGAAAATCCGCGTTTGTCCTCGATATAGATAAAGCGAACAAGCAAGGATTTAAACAATTTGTTGGCGGGTTAGAGCCTCCCTATCTTGAGACCCCAACCACCCGATAAGTGCCGCACTCCCCCATGCCACGATCCCTTGTCTCATCCTGGAAGCGCGTTGCTGTCAGCGGTCCTACCGTCGATGGCCGCGAAATCTATCCCCAGGAATTGATCGACCTTGCCGAAACGTATGACCCCGCGTTCTACACGGCCTCGATCTGGTACGAGCATGAACGGGAGTTCGGCACACACGGCACCGTGTATGCACTGCGTTTGTCCGAAGACACCTCCGATTTGAAGCCTGGCCAGATCGCCCTGGAAGCGAAGCTGCGCCCTAACGACAAGCTGCTGCACCTCAATGACCTGGGCGAAAAGCTGTTTGGCAGCATCGAGATCCGCCCGAATTTCGCCGCCACCGGCCGCAACTATCTGGGCGGCCTGGCTGTGACTGATGAGCCCGCGAGCGTCGGCACTCAAGAACTTTACTTCACCGCCCAGAACGGCCCGAGCCGCAACGCTCGGCGCCCTAAGGCTCCTGGGCGTCTCAGCGCCGGCACCCCTCTGGATTTCAATGAAATGAGCACAGACAACGAAGCCAAAAACCTGTTTGGCGCACTGGCCCAATTCTTCAAACGCTTCTCTGTTGACGAGCAGGAAGCAGCCCCGTCGACCGACACCCCTACCGAGAGCAAACCCCCAATGGATGAAGCAACAGCTAAGGCACTACAGGGCCTGGTTGAACAGCAACTGCTTGTGACCGCAGGCATTCAAGCCCTGGTCGACAGCTTCGCTGCCGTTGAACCGGAAGCTGACCCTGACGCCGTCACCGACGTTCAGACCGCCGTGGAAAAGATCATCACCACCGCCGAAGAAGAGAAGCAGCTCAGCCGCCGCGTCCCTGAAAACAAGGCAGTTCTGAACAGTCTCGGCCGTATCGAAAAAATGTTCAGCGAAGCTATGAACACCCCACAGGCCCGCCAGTTCAGCCGCACAGCCGGTAACGCTGACAAACCGAAGAAGGTGTACTGATATGGCGTATTCGCTGAGCAATCACGGGGCGAAAATGTACGCCCAACTGCAGCTGGCCATCGCGGATACCTACGGCGTTGATACCGCTGTCCGTATGTTCAACGTCGAGCCGTCGGTAGCTCAGGAGCTAAACGACGCGATCACCCACCAGGCAGATTTCCTGGAGCGGATCAACATCGTCCTGGTTGACCAAATCAAAGGTCAGAAGGTGTTTCTGGGCACCAACGGTCCAGTAACTGGCCGTACCAATACCAAGACTACCGATCGCGAAGCTGTCGATGCGTCGTCGCTGGATGACGACACCTACGAGCTGTCGTCCACCGAGTCGGACGTCAGCCTGTCTTACGCGAAGATTGACGCTTGGGCGAAGTTCCCTGAATTCCACGTCAAGTACTCGGCTGCTGTTCAACGCCAGATCGCGCTGGACCGCATCATGATCGGCTTCCACGGCATCAAAACGGCGGTACAAAGCGACAAGACCGAGTACCCGATGCTTCAGGACGTGAATAAGGGCTGGCTGCAGCAGCTGCGCGAGGACGCCCCGGCTCAGGTGATGAAAGAAGGCGCGGTCGCTGGCAAGGTCACCATGGGCCCAGCAGGCGACTATGCCAACCTCGACGCCCTGGTGCACGACGCCAAGCAGTTGGTCGACGAGCGCTTGCGTGATGCTGGTGACCTGATCGTCATCATCGGTTCGGATTTGCTTGCCGCCGATAAGGCCAAGCTTTATTCGAAACAGGGCAGCACCCCGACTGAAAAAGAGCGCATCGAGTCGGCTCAGGTGATCGCTACCTACGGCGGCCTGGCAGCGTTCAGCGTGCCTTACTTCCCTGCCAATGCCGTACTGGTGACCAGCTTCGACAACCTGTCGATCTACGTCCAGGCCAGCAGCTGGCGCAAGCAGACCGTCGACAATCCGAAGCGCAGCCGCGTCGAGGACTACAACAGCCGTAACGAAGGCTATGTGATCGAGCAGCTGGAAAAAGCCGGCTTGATCGAAAACGTCGCGGTCCTGGAGGAAGCAGCGTGAGCCTGGCACTGGCGCACAAGCGCCGCGTTCTTGCCCAGGGCTTGGCCGTAGTTGCTGTCGCCGGTGCCACTCCGAAGGCATATTCCGCTGACACAGCGCTGGCCAGCCCGGCGAATGCCCAGAAGCACCTCAAGCTGATGGAGCAAAGCCTGCAGGTAGATCTGGACCGTATCGCCGCGATCGACAGCCGCGAACAGCGGCAGTTGCTCAAGCGTGACGAGCTGCTGCCCAAGTACCTGGACTACGTGCAGCGCTACCGTGAATCGGGGCTCAGCTTCGCTAATCCGGTGCTCGTCTACGTGCTGATCTGGCTGTTCGACACCGTGCAGTTCACCAAGGGCTTGGAGCTGGCGAACTTCGCCATGGGCCAGGACCAGAAGCTGCCCGAGCGCTTCAACCGCAACATCCAGACGTTCGTGGCGGATGAGGTCATCGACTGGGCCGAAGCCGAATACAAGGCCAAGCGCAGTCCTGAACCCTATGTATCCAACTTGCTGCACCTGGTGGATGGCGAGTGGAAGCTGTTCGAACGGATCCCTGCCCGCTACCACAAGCAATTGGGCCTCCTGGCGATGGACCGCCGCGACTGGACCGCCGCGATCGTGCACTTCGAGCGCGCTGAAGCCCTGTACGAAAGCATCGGTGTGGGCACTCGCCTTGCCGGCGCTCGTAAAGCGCTTCTCAAGGTCCAGGCCTCGGGTTCGACAGACGAGATCGCCACGCGGCTGGATGAAGTTCTGCCGGTCCCTGGTGATCAGGACCCTTCCGGCAACTATGGCGACAACAGCGAAAGCAGCGAAACCGCCGCTACCGATTAACCGACTCACCCCCCGCAGGGAACTGCCAAGGCAAGCCAAGTCATTTATGACCGTCGGCATCGCCTGAAGCGGCTACCTGCCCTATTTGAGCAACCAGCATGAGCATGAGCTTTTCCGGGAAACCCACCACCTTTGTGGAACAGATCATCGAGAACGATGGCTTTTGGCCGGACCTTTCCGTGGCTGAATTCCAGAAAGGTTACCGCCTGCCGGCGGAGTACCTGGTAGACATGCTGGCTGCCGAACTGACCACAGCCATGTACGAGGTGAACCTCGACCTGGCTAAGTGCAAAGCGCGCTGGCAGGGCGCTGGAGTGTCAAGCGTTGAGTCTGCAGACACCACCGTCCTGCCGGAGCGCACCTTTCAAGCAGCGCAGTACAAACGTGCCGTCTATGCCCGCGCCAAAGCCAGTCTGTTGACCCAGTTCGCCACAGTGACCCGCCGCGAAAGCGCTGAAAACACTGGCAAAGAGCTGCCAGAACGTGGCGAAACTTTCCTTGAGTTCAGTCAGCAGGCCGTGCGCTCGCTGCAGGGCCGTGGTCGCATCACGGCGGCACTGCTATGACCCAGGCCGTGAAGATTGCCTATCTCGAAATCTCGGGTCGTATGACTGGGAAAACAACACGCCTGGCAGAACGAGGCAAGGATGTGGTTGCCCAGGGCAAAAAGGCAATCCTCGTTTGTCATCCTCCATTGGTTTCTTACTTTCGCCGGAAGTTTCCGTGGATGACTGTTGTAGCGCGTGAGCAGCAGTTGCCAATGGGCGTAAACCCCGAAACCGCAGTGTGGTTTTACGACGAATTCGACTTCCTGAAATCTGTGGTGGTGCGTCCAGGCGCTTATTACGCAACCACTGCCAGCCATCTGCGCGTGGCCGGCGAACCAGCGGCAGAAGACGATGTACTGATGCAACTGCTGAAAGCGAACGGCAACAAGTGCGAGCGGCATCTGCTACCAGCATTCCAACAAGGCTTGATCCTCGAGTGCAGACGGGAGATGTCCCAAGAGCAATTCCGCCTAAGCATGCTCGGGGAGTTCCTGTCGTGATCAAGCTGCAGGCGTTGACCGCCTACCTCATCGAGCGCCAGCTGGTAGCGCCGGAACAGCTCGACAGCTGGACCGACCAGGTGCAGCTGGAGTTGATCTGGAAGCCCGACACCAAGGGCATGCACATGGGCGACATGAACTACAGCGCCACGATCGTGCTCGAGCGCTTTGCCGACAATCCGGCCCGCCTGATGGCATTGGTCGGCAGCTGGCTGGAGAACAAGGACGAGGACCGCGAAGGACTGCCCGTGACTGTGTTCGACATCACCATGCTCGACAACGACCTGGCCGACGTCGACATCAAGCTGCAGTTCAGCGAACCGCAATACCTGACCGAGGATCCGGACGGCGAGATCGAGGCCTTCGGCGAGACCTGGGCATTCGTGCCGTTCGAGTTGTGGGTGGCCGAGAAGGGCGAGGTAACCGGCGATGGCGCGTAGCACCTTCGACCTGGACGTGCGTGGCCTGCTGGGCGCGGAAGAACAGCTCGCTCTGCTCAATCTGCCGCCTCAGTTGCGCCGCCGGCTGCTGAACAACGTCAGCAAGCGCGTGCGCAGCCTGAGCCGCCAGCGGATCCGCAACCAGCAGAACCTGGACGGCTCGCCGTTCGAGGGCCGCAAGGGATCGGGCAAGGGCAAAAAGAAGATGGAGGCCGGCCTGGGCAAGCTGCTTGAGGTCACCCGCGTCAACGCTGACGAAGCCGAACTGGGCTGGCGCAACGCGCTGACCCGGTGGGTGGCATCGCAGCAACACAACGGCGTATCCGAACGGCGTACTGCCGCGCAGATGCGCCAGTGGAACAAAGTGCCCGAAGGCCTGGCCGCAACCGAAAAGCAGGCCAAGCGCTTGCGCCGCCTCGGTTTCAAGGTCCGTCAGGCTGGAAAGAAGACGCTCACACGGCCGTCCGTGGCGTGGATTAAAGAGCATGTGAACTACGCCAAGGCCGGTCTGCTGATCCGCATCCTGGACGACGAACAAGCCGAATCCTCTGGTGCGCAAAGCTGGGAAATCAAACTTCCCAAGCGCCAGTTCCTCGGCCCTGGCACCGAGTCAGAAACCAGTTCGCTGGTGAACCTGGTGCTGCAACAAATCCTTAATTCACCCCGTTAACGAGGCACTGCATGGCACTCGGTAAAGTCAGCGTCAACAATCTCAATCTCAGCCAGGGCGCTGTGACCGAGGTCGAAAAATACTTCCTGTTCATCGGCTCCGGCGCGAAAAGCCCGGGCCAGGTGATTGCACTCAACACCGACAGCGACCTGGACGTGATGCTGGGCATTCCGGCCAGCGATCTGAAAACCCAGATCACTGCCGCCCGCCTGAACGGGGGCGAGAACTGGGCGTGCTTGGCGGTCCCGCTGGCTGCTGAAAGCACCTGGGAAACCGCCCTGACCAAGGCGCTGCAGCTGAATTACTCGTTTGAAGCGATCGTGATCTGTACGGCGGTGGCCAGCGGTGCCGAGCTGTCAGCGATGCATGACGCTGCCATTGGCTTGAATAACAGCCTGGGCCGTCGCGCCTTTGTCATGGCCGCATCCGAAGGCATCTCCGAGACCATGACCTGGTCGGAATACCTGGCCGAGCAGAAGGCGATCACTGACGACCTGGCAGCGCCGCGTGTCATGTGCGTGCCGCAGCTGCATGGCAACGATCTGGGCGTATTGGCCGGTCGACTGGCGAACTCTGCCGTGAGCATTGCCGACAGCCCAATGCGCGTGGCCACCGGTGCGTTGCTGGGCCTGGGCCCAGTTCCGCAGGACAAAGACGGTGTTCCCCTGGACAGATCGGTTCGCATTGAACTGGACAAGTCGCGCTTTTCGGTCAGCCAGACCTATACGGACTATCCGGGCGTGTACTGGGGCGACGGCAACATGCTGGACGCACCCGGTAGCGACTACCAGGTGATCGAGTACCTGCGCATTGTCGACAAGGCCGCTCGTCAGGTCCGACCGCTGCTGATCCGCCGTGTGGCTGACCGCCGCCTGAACAGTAGCCCCAACAGCATGGCGACCAACAAGACGTTTTTCATGACCCCGCTGCGTGCGATGGCCAAGTCCACCACCTTCGCCGGCCAAACCTTCCCGGGTGAGATCGAATCGCCAGCGGACAACGCCATTGTCTTGTCCTGGAAGAGCAAAACCGAGGTCGAGGTTTACATCAGCGTCCGCCCCCTTAACTGCCCGAAAGTGTTGACCGCAAACATCGCGCTCGACCTTTCGACCACCAAACCGGAGTAACCCCGCATGTCTGCAAAGATTGGCGGCAAGAACTTCGACGTGAACCTGGGCGATCTGCTCGTTCACGTCGAGAGCTGCACCATCGACATCACCGACAACAGCGCCGTGGCCCAGACCAAGGGCGTGCCCAATGGCCATGTCGATGGCGACGTGGCCGCCGCCGGCGAACTGGAACTGGACACCACCAACTTCAACCTGCTGATCGAGCAAGCCAGATCTGCTGGCAGCTTTCGCCAGCTGAAGCCGTTCGACATCGTGTTTTTCGCCAAGTCCGGCGATGA